GGCGGTGGTGCTCAACGGGAAACTCTCCTGGGACTGGCCGCTCTACCACAAGCTGGCCAAGATCGTGAAGCAGGCGGCAGCTGAAGTCAAAGTTCCCATCGAATGGGGCGGCGACTGGAAGTCCTTTAAGGACGGCGTCCATTTTCAGTTGCCTTGGAGCATCTACAAATAGATGCCCTACAAGAATCCGGAAGACCGAGCCAAAGCTCGTAAAAGGTACTACGAAAAGGTAAGACAAGACCCTATCCGGTGGGCCCATAGAAAAAGAGTGACTGCCGAAGGTTTAAGAAGGTTGAAAGAAAGGGACCCTCGGAGACCTCTCTTTATGAGTGCCAAGGAAAGAGCCGTAAAATTTGACCTACCTTTTCTAATTTCTCTTGAGGATATTATTATTCCACCTTTATGTCCGGTGTTAGGCAGCCCTTTAAAAATTGCTAAAGGGTACGCACAACCAAACTCCCCTTCTTTAGACCGGATTAAACCAGAACTCGGCTACGTACCAGGAAACATAATTGTCATGTCCCACAGAGCAAATCGAATCAAAGGCGACGCCTCTTTACAAGAACTTGAGCAGGTTATCTCCTTCTTGAAGGAGTATCCCTGATGCTTAATGAATCTATCGAGTGTTTGTTAGGACGTATGGAGCAAAAGATCGAAGACATCCAGTCCGACCTGAAGGACATCAAGGAGGAGCAGAAGAGGCTCGCTGCCTGGGTCGACACCGAGAGGATCGGCATGAAGCTCCTGACAGCCCTCGCAGTCTCTCTCGGCGGACTCTTCGTCTACTACAAAGAACACCTAGAGAACTTTATCTTTGGCAGTCGCTAAAACCAAAAAGGAACTGATCAGGGAGCTGGCCCTTTCGGACCTCGCCTCCTTCATCAAGCTGGTCCATCCCCAGAGGTGCCTCGGCTCCATCCACGAGGAACTCATCCACTGGTGGACCCGCGAGGACGGCAAGTCCCACCAGCTCGTGCTCCTTCCCCGCGACCACGGCAAGTCCGCAATGGTCGCCTACCGGGTGGCCTGGGAGATCACCAAGAATCCCACGACCCGCGTCCTCTATATTTCTGCGACAGCTAATCTGGCCCAGAAGCAGCTGAAGTTCATCAAGGACATTCTCACGAACGACATCTACCGGACCTACTGGCCGGAGATGGTCAACCTCTCGGAAAATGACCGGGAGAAGTGGACAGAGACGGAAATCTCCGTCGACCATCCGCTCCGCAAGAAAGAAGCTGTCCGTGACCCCACGATCTTCACCGCAGGCCTCACCACCACCATTACCGGTCTTCACTTCGATATCGCCGTCCTCGATGACGTGGTTGTCAGGGAGAACGCCTACACCGATGAAGGACGAGAAAAGGTCAAGAGCCAATACTCCCTTCTCTCTAGTGTGGAGTCAGCAGACGCCTCAGAGTGGGTTGTCGGAACAAGATACCATCCCAAGGATCTATACAACGATCTCCTCGCCATGGGCGTGGATCAGTATGACGAGAATGGGGAAATCACTGGTTCCGACCCTCTGTATGAGATTTTCGAGCGCCAGGTAGAAAGCATCGGAGACGGCACGGGAGAGTTCCTGTGGCCGAGGCAGCAGAGGCACGATGGCAAGTGGTTTGGCTTCGATCAGCAGATCCTCGCCAAGAAGCGCGCCCAGTACCTCGACAGGATCCAGTTCCGGGCCCAGTACTACAATGATCCAAACGATTCCGAAAACGCTTCTATCCCGCGAGAATGCTTCCAGTACTATGACCCCAAACACCTCAGTCGATTCCAGGGAAAGTGGTTCATCAAAGGAAGACGCCTCAACGTCTTTGCTGCTGTTGACTTTGCCTTCTCACTTAGACAAAAGGCAGACTATACAGCTATTGTCGTTGTTGGGGTTGACAGTGACAACTCCTACTACGTCCTCGACATCGACCGATTCAAAACAGATAAGATTAGCGATTACTTCGCCAGAATCCTGAAGCTGCACCAGAAGTGGGATTTCAGGAAGCTACGCGCCGAAGTCACCGTCGCCCAGCAGGTCATCGTCAACGACCTCAAATCCAACTACATCCGGCAGCATGGACTGGCCCTCTCGATTGAGGAGTTTCGTCCCAACCGCCACCAGGGCACCAAGGAAGAGCGCATGGAGGCGATCCTCCAGCCGCGCTACAACAATCGCCAGATCTGGCATTACCAGGGCGGCAATTGTCAGGTCCTCGAAGAGGAACTGGTCCTCGTCAACCCTCCCCACGATGACGTCAAGGATTGTCTGGCCTCCGTAATCGACGCCTGCATCCCCCCGACGACCGGAGCCCTCAGAGGCTCTCCCGACAATGTCATTAATTTCAATACCCACTCACGCTTTGGAGGCGTAGCATAATTGGTTGGTCGCGTATTCGATATTGACGCTGCGGTAACTGAGGACCAACTCGCTACCCGCATTTCGCAGCAATACATCCAATGGGAAATCTATCGCCAGGAAAAGGTGAAGCAATGGGAGGAGCTGCGGAGGTACGTCTATGCCACGGATACCCGCACTACTACCAACGCTACTCTCCCATGGAAAAACACTACAACCATTCCCAAGCTTTGCCAGATCAGAGACAATCTCTTTTCCAACTATATGGCTTCTCTCTTTCCCAAGAGGAAGTGGCTGGTTTGGCAGGCTGACTCGAAGGAAGACTCCAAGAGGCAAAAGAAGGAAGCCATCACCGACTACATGAAATACGTCATCGATCAGGACGGTTTCAAGAAGGAGATGGCCAAACTCATCCTCGACTACATCGACTACGGCAATTGCTTCGCTACCGTCGAATGGAAGGACGAGACCCAGGAGCTCGAGGACAAAACCCAGGTCGGCTATGTCGGCCCCGGCATCAAGAGGATCTCGCCTCTCGACATTGTCATGAACCCCACGGGGTCTGACTTCATCAACACCCCGAAGATCATCCGCTCCATCCTCACCAAGGGTGAGGTCAAGGAGCTCCTCTCGAGACTCTCCACAGACGCCACCCAGACGCAGTACGAAGAGCTCTGGGACTATATGAAGAGCCTCCGGAGCCATGCGTCGAACTTCTCGACCACCACGGAAAAGTCGAAGAATGACATCTACCGGGTCGACGGCTTCACCTCCTACCGGGCCTACCTTCAGTCCGATTATGTCGAACTCCTTACCTTCTACGGCGACATCTACGACGAAGAATCGGACGAGTTCCTTCGAAATCACGTTATTGTGGTTGCTGATCGTCATAAGCTTATTCACAAATCTCCCAATCCCTCCTTCTTTGGACACCCCCCGATCTACCATGTCGGATGGCGTGTAAGGCAGGACAACCTCTGGGCCATGGGCCCGCTCGATAATCTCGTCGGTATGCAATACCGCATCGACCATGTCGAGAACCTGAAATCGGACGTCTTCGATCTCCTGACCTTTCCACCCCTCAAGGTGAAAGGCTTCGTGGAGGACTTCAAATGGGGACCCTTTGAAAAGATCTTTGTGGGCGATGACGGAGATGTCGATATCCTCGCGCCTCCTTTTCAGGTGCTCCAGGCCAACACAGAAATCGATATTCTCCAACAGCGTATGGAGGAAATGGCGGGCTCCCCGAAGGAGGCCATGGGTTTCAGGACCCCCGGAGAGAAGACTGCCTATGAGGTCCAGCGCCTCGAGAATGCGGCGTCGAGGATCTTCGCAAACAAAATTTCTCAATTCGAAGAACAACTGCTGGAACGACTCCTGAACGCCATGCTGGAACTGGCGAGACGGACCATGACGGAAGCCTCGATCAGGGTCTTCGACGACCAGATGAAGATCGAGACCTTCCGGACCCTCACCCCGGACGACATCACCGGCAACGGTCGCATTCGTCCCATGGCGGCGAGACACTTCGCTGAAAAGGCCGAGACGGTCCAGAACCTGAACAACTTCTTCGCTTCGGCCCTCGGAGCCGATCCCGACATCAAGGCGCACTTCAGCTCGATCAAGCTGGCGGAGCTGTTCGAGGATCTTCTCGAGGTCCAGGATTACGAAATCGTCCAGCCCTACATCCGGCTCTCGGAACAGGCGGACGCCCAGAGACTCGCTCAGGCGCATCAGCAACAGGTTGCGATGGAAGCCCAGACCCCGGCGGGCATCTCGGCAGACGACTTCGACCAAGACATGCAAGGAATGCCGAATGGGTCTCCCAACCCCATGGGTCCGCCACCTCAAGGAGCAGGACCGCAAGGATAAGTTCGAACAGGCTGTTCGAGCCTCGATCACCGCTCTCTCCCGCCTCTACGACCTCATGGAGGAAAAGGAGAGGGACCTTCTCACCGAAGAAACCAAGACAGAAGACTTCGACTCTCCATCCTGGGCCTACAAACAGGCTTATCGCAATGGACAGAAAACCCAGATCAGGGATCTGAAGAAACTTCTGGAATTCATAAAAGGATAAAGATTGACCGATCTCTTTACCGCTCCGACCACGAGCGACACGACTGCCACCGAGGCCACTTTCGAAGCGCTCGTTGGCGAAGGCAAGAAGTTCAAGACCCCTGAAGACCTTGCTAAGGCAAAGGCGGAATCGGACCGCTTCATCCAGCAGCTGCAGGGTGAACTCTCCGGACTCCGTCAGGAATTGAGCACACGCCAGACCCTCGAACAGTTGATGGACAAGGTCAACACCCAGAGGGCACCCGATTCAACCAGCCAGAGTCATAACCAAAACTCCCAGGATGGTGAAGGGACTACGGCTGTGAAATCGCTCACCGAGGAAGACATTGGCCGACTTGTCGAACAGCGTCTCACCCAGGCCGAGCAGGCTCGCATTCATCAGTCCAATCTGAACCAGGTCAAACAGGCTCTCTCCGAGTCTCTCGGTCCAGATTACGTCACCCATCTCAAGGCCAAGGCCCAGGAGCTGGGGGTGACGGAAGAGTATCTCTCCGGCCTCGCCAAGGAAGCCCCCAAAGCGCTTCTGAAGCTCGTAGGAGCAGGAGAGACCCAGAAGGCTACTGCCCCAGGGCTCTTCACGCCACCCGCATCCCACGCCCTTCCCAACGCGAATAAACAGGGGTTTGCCCCTACGGGTCAGCGGAAGCAGTCGTGGTACGAAAATCTGAGGAAGTCCAACCCGACCGAGTATTGGTCGCCCGCTACCCAGAATCGTATGCACCAGGAAGCCATCAGCCTCGGAGAGTCCTTCTTTGATGTCTGACGACATCAGCGACACCAACGTGTCTATCGATCTCTAAGGAGAACATTTTAAACTATGGCTGGTTTTAATTATAATACTAACGAACATCTCGTTCGTTCCAACCTCTGGTCCTCGCAGATCAAGGAAGTCCTGCTGGACGAGCTCTTCGCCCAGAAATACGTGGACATGATCACCGACTTCCCGGATGGTGATACGCTCAACATCCCGTCGATCGGTCAGGCCGAAGTCATCGATTACGATGAGGGTCAGGCGGTTCGTTACACGGCGATGGATACCGGTAACTTCACCTTCACCATCAACAAGTACAAGAGCTCGGCCACCTACATCACAAACAAGATGAAGCAGGACAGCTTCTATATGTCCCGCCTCGTC